TGGTGTAGTACTAGACGAAGCTGCCTTCATGGATTCCGAAGTTTGGTTCCAAGTCATCCGACCCGCTTTAGCCGATAAACAGGGATGGGCACTCTTCATCTCCACACCAGATGGAACGGCTAGTTGGTTTTACGACCTATGGTGCTACGTCCCTGATGATCAAACAAAAGACTGGACTCGCTGGAGTTACACAACAATAGACGGGGGTAACGTACCAGCAGAGGAAGTCGAAGCAGCAAGAGCGCAATTAGACGTTCGTACATTCAAGCAAGAATTCGAGGCCAGCTTTGAGAATCTCACGGGTCTTGTTGCAGTCTCATTTTCTGATGACAACATTTCCGTAAAAGCAAAGGACATATCCATCGCCCCTCTACTTCTAGGTGTTGACTTTAACGTAGACCCAATGTCAGGGATCTGCGCTGTTAAAGACGGGGAAAACTTGTATGTGTTTGACGAAATCATGCTCACAGGTGGGGCAACCACATGGGACTTTGCAGAAGAAGTCACTCGCAGATATGGGGTAGATAGACGAGTAATAGCATGTCCTGACCCAACAGGGGGAGCGAGAAAAACTGCTGGAATTGGTGCGACCGATCATAGTATTTTACGAAGAAGTGGTTTTAACGTGTCTGCCCCAAAATCCCCTTGGAAAATTCGAGATAAAATAACCTCCGTCAACACAGCTCTATTCGATGCAACTGGAACTCGAAGAACCTTTATTCATCCACGCTGCAAAGAACTAATAAAATCTCTGAGAACATTGACATACGCACCAAACACGGGTCTACCTAATAAAAACCTTGGTGTTGACCATGCCTTTGATGCTTTTGGTTATCTATGTCTCCAACAATTCAATTTGGCAAAACCTGAGACTTTAGGGCAGACTGGTTACAGAATTTACTAGGGAAGATGAAAAAGTCTGCTGGAACAAAGAGATGTGAGGGATATTTAGCTAAAGTAAAAGGGAATAAGAAGTCAAAAAAGACTTCTACTAAAAAATCTAAAGGAAAGTAACCATGTCACTTACTGAAGAACAGTTGGATGCGATTGAAGCAGTGAAGGGGAAGAGAAATCCTGCTTTATGGGATCCTAGATGTGAGCAGTATATGGCTACTAAATCAAAATCTTCTAGTAAAAACGCTGTAAAAGTAGACAGTACAAGTTAGACTACGTTAAATAGTCTATTTCAGTTTAACTCATGGCTTTCTATCGTGGCGAAGAAGGCTCCGTAAAGTTCAAAAATTCAGCAGGAACTACGGAAGCAGTTGTTTCTACAACAGGATGGAGTCTTAGTGTTTCTAAGGACACATTAGATTGCACTGCTCATGGATCTACTTCTCGTAGTTACGTTGGTTCTTTGATTTCTGGTAGTGGTTCTGTCGAATTTCTTTACACAGCAGCGTCAAGTAATGAAACTGCGAACTTACTTGCTGATGTTTTAACAACAGAAGATGCTGGAGACGCTCAATTTGAGTTATTTCTGGATACTTCAGGTTCTAAGAAGGTTAGTTTTAGCGGAATTGTTACTAGCACAGATTTCGGCACAACAATCGGAGATCTCCAG